GAGATGCCAGGAGCACTAGACAGTTTATTCAAAAACGTTGCCAAATCAGTTGTCGCTGATCTGGGTAAATCCCTTGACACGACAATTACTTACACCCGCAAGGCATCGCCAACGTATAACACCAGCACTGGTGCGCTAACGACGACTGACACGTCTTACTCTTTTGACGCACCAATCGAATTTGTGCAATCAGACGAAGAAGAAGGTCGTGAAGAGCGTCGGGCCAAATTGTATTTAACACCGGACTTGATTGGCGACAATCAGCCAACGTTTGAGGACGAACTGACTTTGACATACGCTGGCGCAACCAGAGTTAGTCAAATTACAGACATTCGTACTTTTCAAGGCGGTCAAACGTACTTGTTTGTTCTTTTGGTGCGGTTCTGATGGGAAAGCTTGCCGATCAAGTTGAGGCTTCAATTAATGCTGACCTTGACCAAGCGTTTAGAGAGTTTGTCAGGCTTGCTGTAAATGACTTGCCTGAAGTGAGTCCTGTTTATACGGGCTTTTTTGCGTCTAGTTGGAAAGCATCAAAGAGTCGTCCTCGCCCAACTCATGATGTAGAAAACTACGAGCCTTGGGCGACAATTAAACAATTAAAAAGCAAAGTAAAAAGCTATCCTGGCAGGATCGACCCAAGGTTTGATCTTCCTTCGTTCACGAGTGATGACACCATTTATATTGGCAATACAGCTCGTTATGCACGGTACGCCTTGGAGCGCCCCAGCCAAATAGTTTCGTACTTAGCGGGCCTCAAGGCAGTGGCTCAAACGGTGTTTGCTGCAAAAGATGGCGTTACTCTAAGGATTGCGGGTAGCGGAACTGCTCGTGGTTCTAAGTACCAAAAAGTCTTATGACGTTAGTTGCTCCTAGAGCTGCTTTTGAGAAAGCAGTTACTGATGCCGTTGCAGCAGTCGATGCCTCCGTAAAGATGGTGTACGACAACGTAGGTTTTACGACACCTGGAAAAACCAAAAAATACGTTTTAATGTCAGTGTCGTACAGCCAAAGCACGATACAAACGCATGGTGCGTCATCAGATTTTTACATTGGCGTTGTTCAATGCAATATCTACGTGCCTAAAAATGCTGGTACGTCAGTGCTTGCGACTATTGGGGAAGCAATTATTGACGGCTTGACCTCTGTGAACGCTACTGGCTATACGGATGCCTTTAGCTGCAGTCCGCGTTCTCTTGAAATTTCTGGTCCCACGCCGTTAGAGATTGAAGACCGTTCCCACTTTATTGGATTAGTGTCTTGTCAGTTTAGTGCTGTAGCATAGGACAGTAATGAAAACCAGATTTTCTCCTATGCGGGCATCAGAGCTTCTTCGGAATAAGTTCGGCGTCGGCCAGCTGTATAAGTACGAGCTGAAACATGAAGATGAAATTGTGTTAGAGGTTTTCTGGCATCCGCTGACTATTAGTGAGCGAGAGTCGATTCAGAAAAAATCAGGCAGTGATGACGCCACCGAGTTTGCCCTTGATTTAATGCTTGAAAAAGCTCTAGATGCTGATGGCAAACGTCTTTTCCAAGATGGTGAAAAAGCTGTTTTGAAAAATGCAGTTGAAGCTGCAGTGCTTCAAGAGATTCAACTTGCAATGCTGTCCTCTGGCGCAGAAAATAAAGTGGAGGAAGCGAAGACAGATCTTAAAAGCGCAGGCTGACTGGCTGTTTCTGTTCCATCTGGCTAAAGAGCTAGGCATGACAGTATCTCAACTTTGCGTGCAGCTCACGCGCGAAGAGTTGGTTGGTTGGGCTGCCTTCTTCGAAATCAAGGCCGAGGAAGAAGAGAAAGCGATGGAACGAGCGCAGATTTCAGCGAAGGCGCAGTCTATGGGCAAGCGCTAAGATTAGACATAACTCTAGTGCGGCGCTGCAGTGCAAGATATTTCACTTGCCGTAAAGGTAGATAAACGCCAAGTCAAAGACCTGAAGGCCATTATTGGTCAGGTTGAAAAGCAAGTTGGTTCGCTTAATAAGGTCAAAGTAACCCTAGATACTACAAAGGCTGTAAGAAATCTTGAGGAATTAGAGCGATCAGCAAAAAAACTTATTAATGCACTTGGTAAGCCTGGAGGAATTAGGGCTGTCAAAAACAGTCTGGTTGAAATCTCTAAGGCAAGTGGAAAAGTTTCAGATCAATTTAGAAAAGCAACTACTTCGGCCGAAAGGCAAAGTGCAGCGCTTGGTGTTTTGGCTTTAAGGTTTAAGGCTCTTAGAGAAGAAGGCCGTTCACTGGTTTCAGGAGGTGCTGGCCAAACTTCTAAAGGTCAAGGGATGGGCCTGACTGGAATAGGAGGATCTGCTACAGGCGCGGCTGGCAGCATCCAGACAATTATTAAAGATCTTTCAGATTTACCTCGCACGCTAGCAGCGTCTAAGCAGCAATTTTCTGAAATCGATTTACTGCTTGAAAATAGTGTTGCTGGCAGTAAAGCGTTTAATTTGCTAGCAAAAGCAAGAAAGAACTTTTTAGAACGAGAGCTTGTTATACGTGAACAAATCAAACGGCAGCAGACTCCAATGCCTGCCGACCCATTCGGAGCGAAAGTACCGCTACTTCCCGCTGCTGGCCAAACATCAGGAACGTTTTCAATTCAAGAGCGTAATGCTGAAATTGCGCAAAAAAACGTACAAGCGGCCGCAGAAAAATTAAGAATAGAGAAATTTATTACTAAAGAAAACACCAATCAATCTCAAACAACTCGCGCAGCGGCAAGAGAGCGTCTCGCCAATATCAAAAAAATTAGACGAAAAAGAAAAGGTAACCGGTTGAACGAAACACTGCTTGGGGCAGGTTTTCCTCTGTTGTTTGGCGGAGGTGTCGGTGCTGTAGGTGGCAGTCTTCTTGGTGGCGCGTTAGCCGCTCCATTTGGCGCTGCATTTGGAGGTCAAATCTTTGGCAGTGCTATTGGGCAAGCATTAGATCAGGCTGCTCAAGCTGCTAATCAATTTGCAATAGAGGCAACTAAGGCTGGAACCTCTGTAGGGACTCTTATTAAAGGTTTTGGCATACGTGGAACAGGTGCAGCGCGGACGCTTGGATTTGCAGGGACGTTAGGTATTGGGGCGGCTGCACGACAAGCTGCAGGTGGAAGTCTTGAGTCGATCGTAGGAAAAGATGGAGTAGGTAATTTAGAAAAACTGGCTAAATCCTCTGAGGATGCGTCTAATGCGTTAGACCGTTTTGGCGCATCGACCACATCATTTTTTGCTCCTCTCCTTACGGCGCTAAATCAAGGAGTGGCGGGAGTATTTGGAGGAATATCTCCTTTAGAACAGCAAAAACGTGCTCAAGAGTCGCTGGACACTCTTCCCACAAGGCAACGAGGTTCTGCTGCTCGTCGCAATCGACTAAATACCAGAATTGCAGAAATAAGCGCTAGCCCAGAGGCCAAGGCTCAGCTTGAGCTAGAAGAAAAAATTAATGAAGTAGTTAGCAGTAGAGAGAAGCTAGCAGAAGACTCTGCTCGTGTAGAAGCGATGAAATTGACTGCTCGCCGCGATGGACTTGCTTTTGAGCAAGGAACCTTGCAGGTTCAAGCGGAACAAAACAAGTTAGACATTATTGCAATCCAACTTTCGGGCAAGTTAGAAGATTCAAAAAGAAGAGAGCTAGAGTTGGAGCAGAAATTAACTGAGCAATCTAAAGAACAAGCTAAAGCTGCAAGAGCAAATGCAGTTATCCAGGCAAGGCGTCAAATACAACGCGAACAAATGTCTGGCGCGGCAAGTCAAATTAAAGCTCTTAGAAAAGAAAGCCGACTTGAGCTTCAGTACCAACAAGGCAGAGAAGGTCGCTTTAGCTTATTTAAGGCCGAAGTAGAACAACTTTCGAAAGAGTTTGACTCCAACAAAGGCATTCTTGATATTGAGAGAAAACGAGATCTAATTGGAAAAGTTGAAGTGGAAAGAATTTCTTCAATCAACCGAGACTATGATCTCAAGGTTCGGCTGCTAGAAAAGGAGTTTCAACTTAACAAGCAAAGAGCACAACAACAATACGCCGAATACCAGTTGGGACGCTTACAAGTGGCGCAAGCGCTTGATCTTCAGAAAGTTCAGGCTGGCATGGATGCACAACGCAAGATTCGTGAAACCAGTCCTTTTGCTCGCGAATCATTTTTAACTGATCCAATTTTTGGAAGTAGTCGCGAGTTAGCTGCAAATCAAAGTGCTAATTTTGGCCAACAAGTTGGAATGATGAAGTTTCAACTTGGTCAAAATGAAACGCAATTAAGTCAAGCAGTAGCTGATCAGGCTGCTCCCGCAAGAATTAAAGCTTTAGAGGACCAACGCGCTCGCCTTGAGTTGAGTTTGACAACATACAAAGAGTTCACGCCTGCTGTTGATGAAGCGGCTTTGGCTCAGGCTCGATTTAACGATGCCATGGCAATGACCGTCCCAGTGACGAACTCGTTGTTTGACAGTTTGGTTGCGGTTGTTGAAGGCACGAAGACTGCAGAGCAGGCATTTGCTGACTTCCTTCGCAGCATTGCATCAATGTTGGCTGATGCAGCCAAGCAGATGATTGCGACGTATATCGCTATCGGCATTGCTCGGATGTTTGCGGGTGTTCCTGGGGCAAAATCCGCTCCAGCTCCAGATATTCAAACAGGTGCCGGCTTTGGCCTACCTGGCGAAATAATGGTTGGTGGGATGAGGACTGCTGCCAGCGGTAAAGGAACGCTGATGAATCAACCGTATTTAGTTGGAGAACGTGGTCCTGAGCTGTTTGTGCCAAGAAACAATGGGACTATTGTTCCAAATCACCAAGTGGGCGGTGGCGCTAGTGTGACTGTGAACGTTGATGCTTCTGGCTCTTCTGTTGAGGGTGATGGCAATCAAGCCGCGCAACTTGGCAAGGCGATTGGCATTGCAGTACAACAAGAGCTAATCAAGCAAAAACGACCTGGAGGCTTGTTGACGCGCTAATGGCTGTATTCCCTTCAATTACACCGACCTATGGCGTGAAAAAAAGCAGCGCCCCTGCGGTGCGGAAAGTGCAGTTTGGTGATGGCTACGAAACCAGATTGACGTACGGACTGAATCAAAACCCCAAGACTTACAACCTGACGTTTGAAGTGTCTGAGACTGATTCCGACACTATCGAAACGTTTCTGGATGCACGGGCTGCTGATAACGCAAGTTTCGATTTCACACCACCCGGTGAAGGCAGCAGCTCAAAATTTGTTTGTGAGCAGTGGAGCAAGTCAATTCCTTATTTGAACCGCGCCACAATCCAAACAACATTCCGTCAAGTATTTGAACCGTAATGGCTGTTGCTGCTTGGGCTGCTAGTACCGCATTTTCTGTTGGTGACATTCGTCGCGCATCAACAGAGCAAGCATCTGGCCTGTTCTTTCGTTGTACGACTGCTGGTACGTCAGCGGCAACAGAACCGGGCTGGCCGAATGATATTGGCGACACCGTTACTGATAACACTTGTGTATGGACAGGCATCGCTTCAGCGTATGAAGAGCTTGCCAAGATCAATCCCAGTGCAATTATCGAGTTATTTCAGTTAAGACTGGAAACAGCGTTGCATGGCAGCAATGACGTATATCGCTTTCATGCGGGATCCAATGCCGATGTAACTGGCAACATTGTTTTTAACAGTCAAACGTATAGCCGCGTTCCTATCAAAGCTGACGGCTTTGAGTACACAAACACCGGTACGCTGCCTCGGCCAACATTGGCTGTCAGCAATCTCAGCAGCACGATCTCAGCATTGCTTTTACTGGTCAATGCCACAACAGCTGGGAATGATCTTGGTGGAGCAGAAGTCCGTCGAATCAGGACGTTGAAAAAGTATCTTGACGGCGAAAGCGCAGCTGACCCTAATGCTCAGTTTCCGCAGGAACGTTGGTTTATTGACCGCAAGTCGAGCGAGACGCGAGACAGCGTGACGTTTGAACTGGCGAGCAAGTTTGATCTGGCTGGTCAGAAGATCCCACGGCGTCAGATCATTGCCAATGTTTGCCAGTGGAAGTACCGCAGCAGCGAGTGCAGCTACACCGGTAGCAATTACTTTGATGCCAATGGCAACACCGTCAGCACGTTGGCTCAGGACGTTTGTGGCAAGCGAGTGGCTAGCTGCAAGCTGCGGTTTGGCGAAAATGGTGAACTACCGTTTGGTTCATTCCCTGGAGCGGGTCTGACCAAGTGATGCGTCTATCGGCAGCCATGAAGGCTGAGATTCTGGAGCACGCCAAGGCTGAAACACCACGCGAGTGTTGTGGCTTGGTTGCTGTTGTCAAAGGACGGCGCAAGTATTTTCCGTGCCAGAACATTGCTGAAACACCAGATGAGCACTTTATTCTTAGCGGTTGGAACGTTGTAGAAGACCAGGGCGAGGTGATCGCCATTGTTCACAGCCACCCGAAGACTAACCCTGAGCCATCTACAGCTGATCGCGTGGCTTGTGAAAAGTCAGAGCTGCCATGGTTCATCGTTAATCCAAACACTGAGGGCTGGGGTTATTACGAGCCAGCGGGCTTTGAGTTGCCGTATGTGGGGCGTGAGTTTGTATTTGGCGTTGTGGACTGCTACACCCTTGTGCGTGATTGGTACGCAAGGGAATACGGCATTGAGTTGCGGGACTATGACCGGCGTGACAAGTTCTGGGATCGTGGTGAGAACTTATATATGGACAATTTTGCTGCGGAGGGCTTTCATAAGATCCCGGTTGAAGAAGTGCAGCGCGGTGATCTGCTGTTGATGCAACTGGTTTCACCGTTGCCGAACCATGCAGCGATCTATCTGGGTGATCAGCAAGTGCTGCATCATGTGCAGGGCAGGCTGTCTAGCAGGGATGTGTATGGCGGTTACTATGGAAAGAGCACTGCTTGCGCCTTGAGGCATGAAAGTCGTTAAGGTCTACGGCGCACTTAGGAAGCGGCTAGGCCAGTGTCGATTTGAGTTTGACGTAGCGACACCAGCGCAGGCAATCAAAGCGTTATGTGTAAATTTTCCGGGATTAGATAAGTGGTTGATTGATAGCGAACAAGACGGCGTTGGCTATCGAGTAACTATTGGCAAGGAGCACATCACTGATGACCTAAGCCCGTTAGTAATGCCTTGGAGCGAAAAAGAGGTTTTTAGCATTACGCCTGTGGTCGCTGGTGCTGGGCGTGGTGCTGGACAGATTTTTTTAGGGCTTGCAATTATTGGGTTGTCTATGGGGGTTGGTGCCATTGCTTCTGCTGGCGTTACTTTGGGCGGGTTTGCGGGAATTGGCACAGTTGGAACAGCTTTTGCATCAATCGGTTTATCTATTGCTTTAAGCGGGATAGCAACATCAATTTCTCCCCAGCCTGAGCCAAGTTCTCTTGACGAATCAGTGCAGCTGGAGTCGTTTACCTTCTCTAACGTAGTCAATACATCGCGCCAGGGTATGGCGCTGCCTATCGCTTACGGGCGATTGTTTGTTGGATCGGCAGTGCTGTCCAGCGGTCTTGACGTTGATCAGGTGCAGGTATGACTCAGACCAAATACGTCGTTGGTGC